TTGGAATACGTACCTTGAAACTCTAGGCGTAACGTATACTGTAGGCTATGTGTTTACTGCTACTTCTCAAGACTCCACGGTATTGACAGGTGCTATCGCTCAGAAGATTTACTACCCTAGTTATGTCGGTGACATTAAGCATCTTAATGACGAGAACGTAATTGTTGCTAACATCTACAAGCCTCAGGATGCAAACGCAGGAGCTGCTTTCCCTCGTACTTCTCTTTACGTATCTAGAGGTACAACGTACTTTCAGAAGCTATACTTTGTAACCAATAGCGCACTGACGGCAAACGACACTAACTATGCTCAGATACAGTTTATTAAAGTAAACGCTGATGGAACCTTTGGTGGTCAGTTTGCCAGAGTAGAGACAAAAACAACTGCATCAGGCGGTACAGGGGATTGGAGCATAGGTAACATTATTGAAGTGCCTTTTACTGAGACAAGATTAGAGGCAGGGGAAGGCATTGCTTTCCAGATAAACAAACCAAGTGACGGAGGCGGTACAGGTGTTGTAGTGCCACATCTCGGTGTTGTTGCTGAACTTTCACCTAACTTATCTTTACAGACAGCTTAACAGGAGGGCATTGTGCCTACTAAATTAATTACAAAGTATAGTACGACAGCTACTACCTCTCCTTCTAGTGGAGATTTAGACACAGGTGAGTTAGCTGTCAACGTAGCGGACAAAAGGTTATACACAGAGGACGACGCTTCTAATGTAGTAGAGATAGGAACTAACCCTTCAGCTCTCACATTAGGTGGTGCTGTTACTATTACAACAGGCGCAGCTACACCTAACGGGAATGTTACAGCAAACATTGGTTCGTTGTACTTACGTACTGATTCTAACGCTGAAGGTAATCTTTACATTAAAACAGCATTTACCGGCAACACGGGATGGACACCACTAACTAACTAAAAGGGATTTTATCATGGTTGAGGAAACTAAAGAAATGATGGACATAGCAGCAGTGTCAACAGGGGTGTTATCCTTAGCTGCTTGGTTACCGCCAGTGGCTTCATTGTTTACAATCGTGTGGATGGGACTTCGTATTTGGGAGTCCGACACAGTTAAAGGGTTAAGAGGAAAAGAGTAATGTCAACCATCAGTGCGCTCATACAGCCAGTAACAAAGATACTAGATAAGGTAATACCTGACGCTGATACTAAGCAACGTATAGCGCACGAGATTGCCACACAAGCACATACCATAGCACAAGCACAGATAGAGGTGAACAAAACTGAAGCAGCAAGCAAGGACTGGTTTGTCGCAGGTTGGCGGCCTGCTGTGGGTTGGACTTGTTGCCTTGGAATGGCGGGTAACTTCCTTGTTATTCCGATGGCAAACTTTGCGCTTGCTTTAGCCAGTTCAAAAATCACTATTCCCCTTATAGATTTGTCAACTATGTTGCCTGTCTTAATGGGGATGCTTGGGTTAGGTACGTTGCGTACATACGAGAAAACTAAGGGGGTTAAGTAATGGCTACTGGATTAGAAAGCGCCTTTGACCAAGAAGAAGAAGAAGATGTCTTTGCTATAGACTCTGCTCCTGCTGCTACTAACTATGATACAGGCTCAGGATACCGTGGAGAACCTACTCCTGCTACTACTAACTATGATACAGGCTCAGGATACCGTGGAGAACCTACTCCTCCCGTTGTGGCTCCTGTTGTGTCCTCTGACCCTTTTGCAGACTTCGGTAGAATATCAGCAAGCGGTAAGGACATCACAGCTAAGTACAGTGATGACCCTTCGACCTATGCAGATACGTTAGCTTCGGAAGATATTCCGTATATGCAGTATAGTGATGAAGCATTGTCTAACGTCACTTTTGATACTGTAGATGCAAGAGGTGGCGACTACTCTAACTTTGGTGGTCGTTTAATTAGTGGAGATACAGAAGAATACGACAAGATTTACTCCTACAACAATATGCTCAGTAGAGGTATTGACGAGCAGACAGCGCAGGAATGGTTAAACAAAGGCGGAACAGCTCAAGAAGCTAACGACATTATTGCTGATAAGTTTTTAAAGCAGAAAGATAACCTTACCTCAGCTTTTGATACGTTTAGAGAAGAAGGTAGTACAACAGCTTTTCAAGAACAGTGGGGAAAAACAGGCTTTGACGGCAAGGTAGCTTATCTACAAAACTTACAGGAAAAAGGTGAAATTGATAAAGAAGCCTATGAGAAGGCTTGGAGAGATGAGTGGAACCTGAGTCAAAAAGATAGTCCAAACCCAACTTGGATTGTTGAAATGCAAGCACCTAGAGATTGGGACGAAGGGGATTCTATTTATAAAGGGGATGAGTCAACCCAGATTAAATACAAGGCGGGGGATACAATCTTTGTAACGTATTCACCTGAGGGCATTGACCCTGCAAACAACCTAGGAGTCGTACAGTCTGGAACTTACTATCCAAACACAAATTCAAAAGGATTGGAGCTACAGTATTATGATAATGTTGGGCCTAGAACAGAGAAATTAGCGGCTCCTTCCGTGTGGTTGGAGTTTAGAGACCAATTTTTAAAGCCGGGGTTACGTACAATAGCGGCAGCAGCATCAGGCGGTATGAGCGAAGCAGCTTATACAGCAGCTAGGGGTTTATCGGGTGAAACACTACATGCAGGAGATTGGGCAACATTAGGATTAGCAGGTTTAGACTTGGCGGGAATAACCGCTCCCCCAACGGAAGTACTTGACCCAAGCACAGGCCAAATGGTTATGTCAGCAGGTACAGGTATTGGGGGACTTTCCTACGCACAGACTCAAAATTTAGTAAACGCTGTTGCAACAGGCAACCCTACCGCTTTCCTTGTAGGTGAGTTTGGAGGGGACATAGTAAGCTCGGCACTGGACAAGATAGGAATTAACGCTGACAACCTTTCACCTGAAGTTTTGTCGGGTATAGGAAGGACAGTAGACAAGCTACTTCTCGGTGAAGACTTTGAGTCTGCTCTGGAATCCGGTGTTGGAGAATGGGCAAGAGAGTCTAACATAGGTGCAGAATTAGAAGATACTCTACGAACAGTAGGTAGAGATTTTGATGATAAATACTTACAGCCTATTAAAGACGCACTGCCTGAAGGTACGGACTTCCCTGACACTCCTGAGGGTATCAAAGCTATTGAAGACGCAGCCAAAGACATAGGCAGAGGTATAGCGGACGTAGCAGACCCTCTTAAAGAGCCTTTAAAGGACGTTGGGAGGTGGGTTGATGATAACCTACTACAGCCTCTTAAAGACTCTATAGTAAGCGGAGGAGGCGCTATGCTGACAGGTATGGCAGGAGGAGGTCAGCCTTCAGGTACACGTACAACGGACAGTTTGTTTAGAGATGAGTTGTTTAAGTTCTCTCCCGTAGAGTTTACTAACGTAGAGCGTGTAGTACAGCCACAGCAAGCAGCACAAGTAGAAGAAGAAGAAGTGGATTTGTTTTCAAGTCCTTTTACTAGCTCACTAGACAGGTATACAGTTTAATGACATATTTACAAGCAGTAAACAAAGTGCTACGGAGACTCAGAGAGAATACAGTCAACTCCGTAGACGAAACTATATACTCACGCTTGGTTGGTGAGTTTGTTAATGACGCTAACCGTATGGTGGAGGACTCTTGGGATTGGTCAAGTTTACGTGAAACTAAGGTAGTAACTACAGTAGCTAGTCAGCCTAACTATAGCATCGCTAATGTCAGCACAGCGTTTAAAACACTAAACGTAACTAACTCAACTGAGAAGTGTTATGTCAACTTAGGGACTCAGTCAGCATTGCAGAATAATCAATACATCAATCCTGCTGTTACTTCTGTTCCTTCACACTACGTTTACACAGGGTTTAACTCCGTAAACAACGGTGTGGACTTTAGCTTGTACCCGACCCCTAACAAAGCGTACAGCCTACAGTTTACTATTGTTGACAGGACTGAAGAGCTTACTAGCGACACTCAGGGACTAAAAGTACCTAGCTTACCTGTCGTTCAGTACGCACACGCTATGGCTGTAGAGGAGCGTGGTGAGACAGGCGGAACTACTGCTGCAATGCTTATGGGTATTGCTAAGTCTTCTTTGTCTGACGCTATATCCTTTGATGCTGCGAGGTTCCCAACTGAGACTATATGGGTGGACGTATGAGTCAACAACGCTTACAGAACTTAGCTGTATCCGCTCCTGCTTTCTTTGGCATTAACACCGAGGAGTCTCCCATTGGGATGAATCCTAACTTTGCTGACGTTGCAGATAACTGTGTTATTGACAAGCAGGGACGTATAGGCGCTAGACAAGGATACATTCAGGTATCTACCAACGATGTCTTAGGAAGTAGTCGTGGACTAGAGGTTGTATTTGAGTTTACTGCTTTTGATGGTTCAATAGTAGTATTCTCTGCGGGTAACAATAAGATATTCTTCGGGACAACCACTCTCCAAGAAGTAACACTACCTGTTGGTTACACTATAACGGCAAACAACTGGAAGATAGTCACTTTAAATAACAATGTGTACTTCTTCCAAGATGGTCACATTCCTTTAGTTGCAGTCACTGGAAGCAGCACGTTGGTTACGGTGACGTCAGGAGGAACTACAGCTCCTTCAGGTAATGAAGCCTTAGCAGCCTTTGGTCGCTTATGGGTAGCAGATGTGGAAGGCAATAACTACACCGTCTACTGGAGTGACCTTCTTGACGGAACAAACTTCCAAGGCGGCAGTTCCGGCAGCTTAGACTTAACAACTGTGTGGACTAACGGTTACGATGAGATTGTAGCCTTGACTGAGCATAACGGGTTCTTGCTTATCTTTGGTAAGCACAGTATTGTTATCTACTCAGGCGGTGACACAGTGACTACCGTTGAGTTTAGACTTTCGGATACTATTGAAGGTGTAGGTTGCATTGCTAGAGATTCCGTACAAGCAACAGGCAACGACATTCTGTTTCTATCCGATAGAGGCTTGATGAGCTTAGGTAGAATTATTCAGGAGAAGTCCTTACCGCTAAGAGATGTTAGTGCCAATGTACGTACTGATTTACTTAACGCAGTGAAGACTGAGACATTCCCTATACACTCACACTACAGTGCTTTTGATGCGTTTTACTTACTTACTTTTCCTTCATTAGGAATTACTTATTGTTTTGATGTTAGAACGCCGCTTGAGAACGGTTCCTTCAGAGCTACTACTTGGTCGGGGATAAATCCTATTAGTTTTACTAACATAGCTGCTGACGGTTTCTATATCGGCTTGGAAGACGGGTTAGCTAAGTACGGAAGCTATCTGGACGGCACAGCTAATTATAAAATGTCTTACGTTAGTAATCCTATTGACTGGGGTAATACTTCAAACTTAAAGTTCTTAAAGAAGTTTAACATTACAGTTATCGGCGGTAACGACACAAACTATACACTGAGTTGGGGTTACGACTACAGCGGAAGCTATAATAAACAAATATTTAACTTTGCGGAAGGAACTTTAGGACAGTACAACATCAGTGAGTACAACACCTCAGCGGAATACTCAGGGGGTGTCTTTGTAAACAAAGGTTCAGTACATACCAACGGCTCAGGAGTATCAGCCAGTATTGGTGTTGAAAGCACTATTAACGGTAGTCCGTTTTCCATACAAACAATTGATATACACGCTCTATTAGGGAGAATGATTTAATGTCTAACTACGTACAAAATACAAATTTCACAGCTAAGGACGCCCTTCCGTCAGGCAACGCAGCTAAGAAAGTAAAAGGTGTTGACCTCGATGGCGAGTTCGCTCCTATTGCTACTGCAATTACGTCTAAGGTTGACAAGACTGGCGCAACGATGACTGGTAATCTTGACTTAGGTGATAATGTTCGTCTGCGTTTTGGTACAGATAATGATTTACAACTGTGGCATGATGCCTCCAACTCCTACATCTCCGACACAGGTACAGGTGAGCTACGTATAGGTGGTGCTGACGCTGTTCGGGTTATGAATGCAGACTTTACTAAGACTGGTTTGTTAGTTACAACATCAGGTGTAAGCGCAGGTACAACATACCTTTTTTATGACAACAACTCTAAACTAGCAACAACTAATACAGGAGTTACTGTGACTGGAGAATTAGTAGCAACAACAATCAATGGAGGTACGTTCTAATGGGAATATTCGATGGTTTGGTTGAAGCCGGTACAGCTTATTATGCGGGTAAGGAAGGCATTACTGATGCTGAAGCCGCAGGTCAGGCAGGACTAGGGGTTGGTCGGGAGATAGGAACAACAGCCGCAGGTATGGCTGAGTTTAAACCTTATACTGTTACTAGCAATCTTGTACAGTCAGCCGCAACTACTCCCGAAGGTGGTTTAAACTTAACACTGTCCCCTGAAGAACAGGCACGTCAGAACCAGTACTTAGGCCAATCACAGAGTATGTTTGGCGGCCTTACAGGTGACGTAGCCGGAGGTTCACAAGCTATCTATGAGCAGATGAGAGCCGCACAGCGCCCTGAAGAAGAACGTCAGCGTATGCGTATGCAGGAAGGTTTATTTTCTAGCGGTCGTGGCGGGTTACAAAGCAATATGTACGGTGGTGGCAATGCTGAGACATTCGGCTTTGAGAAAGCACGACAGGAAGCTATGCTTAACGCTCAGTTAGCAGCACGTCAACAGTTCGGTCAAGAGCAACAGAATATGTTACAATCTGCTCAAGGCTTACAGGCAGCAGGTTATAACCCACAACAACAGGCTATTGGTTTGTTTGGTGCAAGCAATGCTCCTGCTTCCTATGCTGATGCAGCACGTAGACAGCAAGGTTCTTTATACGGTCAGGCAAGTTTAGGTGGTTTAGAAGGCTTTATGGAAGGACAGAAACAAGCTAATGAGCTACGTCAGATTCAGATGCAAGGCATGCTGAACGCTGTAGGTGGTTATGTTAATCCTCAAACAGGTGAACGTTCTGCCGGTATGTTTGATGGTGCAATTGATAGTGCAGGTAACTGGTTAGATAATCAAACTTGGAATCCCTTTGGTAGTAACTTCGGTGGCGGTGGCGGT